CGATACATAATTTAATTAAACTCTCACCTAACTCTGCGTCGTCAGGAATTTTATTTACTGCATCACCTACAATTTTGGATGCGAATGGAAGTAAAAATGATAACATAATCTTAGTAATATCTACACTATATATATCACTTCTTTATTTTTTTAGGATACAACCGATCCACCCTGTCTCTACGTTCCTTTTCTTTATCCTTTTTTGGGTCAAACCAGTTCACTGGCCAATTATTATTTTTAAGTGCGGCCTGAAATAATTTTTTCTTAGGTAATTTTAGTTTCATGTCAGCAATTCCAACGTCGTCTTGCCTGTCTTAATCTGCTATTCGGATCTTTTGCTGCTTTTGGAAACTTTTTCATCTGCCCTGCACTTCTAGCACAGTAACTCTTCCTTCTATTTGCTGATTTACTACCCTTCTTCAACTTAGATGGTTCAGTAGTTACGGCAGTCTTTAATTTTGAACCAGGATTTCTACGACGATATGCTGCGACACCTTTTGCTGTCATTCCTGCACCGCTTTTTGTGGGTCTTTTGTGCCCTGACTTGACACTCATACCCTTCATATCATCTTCAAGTAACTTTTTTTCAGAATCCCCATCCTCCCAGATGAACTCTGACTTCCAATCCGAAAACTGTTCTTTCTTACTACTGTTACCCCAGTTTGCAGCACCTACCTTACGACACTTAACTAATGCACCTGATGCATAAGCACTTGGCCAAACTGAATATCTTGACTTGACCTTATGATAACAAGCATCTTTTGTACCACTACCCTTACCTTTCTTATCTTTTACTTCATTAAGATCTATTTCTATTTCTTCTGTATCTTCTAAAATAATATCTCCCACCTTTATATCGTTTTCTGCAAACCAACCACGATTTACTTCAATCGCATATCTTACGTCACCATCAGGATAAACTGGAATTGGATTCATTGGATCTAATTCTTTAATACTTTCAATAATACCCTCTTCGTTTATAAATGCAATATCAAGAGGTATAAAAGTATTCTTCATATGGAAAGAATGTTGATCAGTATTCTCAAATATAAAGAGCATACCACGATCTTGTTCCAAACTTTCACGGAACATCAGACCTAATCTAAATTCTCCATCGTTTTGTGGAACTTCAAGTTGAAGTGGTAATGAGATAAATTCTTCCTTCATTTTCTTTTTCTTTTTAGGTTTGTCAGTTGCAACATATGTTGGTTTTGCAGCATTAGTTTTTTCCTGCTGACCAGGATCTGCTGCTTTTTTTCTTCTTGCTGCAGATCTTCTTTCTGCAGGTGTCATTCTCTCATACTTTGCACGAGATACACACTTCGGCACTCCTTCGCCTGGTTCATCGCTCGCACAAGTCCCACCTGTAAGAACGTTTACCCATCCACCTTTACCATCCTTTGATTTAGAACCTTTAAACCAAGAACGTAGTGTTCCCTCTTTGACACTCTCTTTATCAGTCATATAGTCTGCTGCAGTATCAAGATAGTCTGCTGCTTTTGTGATTTTAGACTGAACCCATGCCATTTCATTACCTTCACCTTTACCAACTTTCTTTTTGATTTTTTTCGCAGCGACCATTATATTATCAGTCTGACGACGAATCATTTCATATTCGTGATCACCATGCTTTGATTCATTCATCGCTTTTGTTTTCTTTTTCATTGAGTTGATAAACTTTCTATAGACAGCTGCTTCAGAGGTTTTACCCATCACTCTTGCTCTTTGCTCCATAGCAATTGCTGCTTGAATTTTATGAGCGTGTGATCGACCTGATTTCCTAATTTTTGCCACACTAGCTTTCGCTGTTGCGACATCCTTAAAACCAAGTCCATGAATAGTTCCTTTAGGATCTTCATCAGTATATAAATCAGAATGTTTTTTTGACTTTGCAGGTTGCCCTTTTTTACGAGCAATGCGAGGATTTGATTCCTCAGTCATTTTCTTCTTTTTACCCGCACAATGTGCTTTCTGACTAAAACCTTTTGGGTTATTACAATCAATAGACTTTTTATACTTTGCAGACCACCCTTCCTTAACGAGAAAACCATCCTCACGGACAGTATACCCTTTAGGAATAGGTTTACACTTCTTATCAGTGTTACAATAGTATTGTCCCTTTTTACAGGAAGTCTTCGCCATTATACAGACTATTCAGAGCTATTATTATTTAGCAATCCGTCTTTTAACATCTTTGAAAGTTCACTCGTAGAACCTACAAAGAGTGCGTTGTTCGTAACAGTGTTTTGAGTTTTTGGATTATCTGCCTCTATATCTTTTACTTTTTTATGCAAATCCGCTAATTTATCTGTGGTATCTGCAACTGATTTTATAAGTTGTCCTGCAACTTCATATGCTCTTGGACTCGCAGTTTCTCCAGCAACTTCCATAATTCCATTTATTGCTTCTTGACCTTTTTCTATGAGTGAATATAAATTACCTCTTGTATAATCATAATCTTTCTTGACTTCATCTACTTTAGTTACTTCATCTGCTTTGACAATAGCATCAACCTCAACACTACCATCAGTGTTGAAAGCATCATTAAGAGAATCGTAACCTTTTGCCATTAGATATCTACCCCTCTATTAGGTGCGAAATCTTTTGCATCACCAAAGAATGTGCTTGTTTCTGTGAATCCAAAATCATCGCCTGGTTCAATTAATAAATCATCTGCAGTATCTATAACATTATCTTCATTATAGTCTTTCTTTGCTTTAGGAACAACAGTATATCTTTGTACACGTTTTGCTGTTCTTGTATTTGTATCTGAATAGTAATCCAATTGAACTTTTTTGATAAGTCCTTCTGGAGTTTTAGCAATATGATTAAAGAAGAATGTTTTTGCAGTAAAAGATAATGTGTATATTAATGCTCTTCTTGTAGAAAAATCACCTTCATAATCATCTTGTTGTGAAATATTTTGAAGAACCATTGGAATATCTCTCTTCTCTCCAATAGACTTTACTAAATCGATTGATATATTAAAACCTGGTTGAAAAAATGGTAATATCTGCTCTAAAATTTGTAATCCATCATCTTGTTGTTTTACTAAAATATTTAAATCAAATCCTAGATTATATGGAACAGGCATAAAGACCTTTTTCATTTTATCACCGTCTGTACTATCTAATGCCTTAAAAGTTTGAGTTATACCTGCCTTTCTTGTAGAGTCGTATGATATATTTGTAATCTCAAAAGACATTCTTGGTAATGTTATTTGAGTTGCTTTGTTTAATTCTGCTTGTTGTGTAATTCTTGCTAAAAACTTTTGTCTAGGACCATATGCAATCGGAACTTTAATATCTGATATAACGTTACCTGCACCATCATCATGACGCACATGAATATCATTAAACAGTGTGCCAAACGCAATCACTGTTTTTCTTACAATTTGATGATAAAAATAATTACCTAACATTTCTCTATATTAATGATTCTGATCCACTTAATAGTAAACCTTTATTTGTTGCTAGTTCATACATTTTAGAATGAAGACTATCATCAACTTCAGTTGTCCATCTTGATGTGTTATGTTTTTCTATCCAACATTGCAAAGTATCATTAATTGCTGCTGGAATATTATAATCAAACCAAGAATCATATGGTATTTTATAAGGTTCTGGATATCCCATTAAAAACTCCCGAATGGATTTGATTCTGAAAAGTCAATCAGTAAGTCTGCTTCCGACTCAAAGATGTCTCCTTCATTATATTTATCGGTAGTATTATCCTCATCAAATACAGAAACGCTGTATAATGCACCAGATGTAAGACCTTTGACATCTTCACCAGGAAAGAATCCTGTCGTTGTCGTTCCAATTCCAACATTACCAATTTTAAGTATTTTAGTATCATAATCCCAATTCTTGACTCTTGCTTGAGTTCCTGAACGCATACCTTGAACAACTTCGTTAAAGTGATAAGTTCCAATACCTATCGCTGTTGTACCAAATCCAACAATTCTTGATCTAACTTCAACTTGATTTGCTGATGTGTTTTCATAATCTAAACTTAAAACACCAGATTCAAGTGCAGATGTAAATGTTCCAATAAAGTTTGAAGAGAAAGCACTTGTAATACCACTATCTGCATAATATTGTGTTACATAAGAATTAGAATCATCGTGAGTAACATATAACTCTACAAGACTCTTTTCTCCAGTAGTTGTATCTTTAACCTCTGAAGTTACAAAATATGATTCAATATTATTACTTGAATTAGCAATTATCTCTGATGTAGATCCAACACCAACTGATCTATTTGAACTTACCAGATTTACAAATCCAACAGATCTTGTGGATATTCCTGCAATGGTGCTGATGATTGAATTTTTAACTACTTTAATATCAAAGTCATCTGTGAAAATATCAGATGGTGTGAATCTAATTGTATTTTCAACTCCATTAGACGAAACTAATTCTTCAGATCCACTGAATAAACTACCTTTTTCAAGAGTAAAGGTATCATTAGTATCTCTATAAACAACTAATTCTGTTAATTGTGTTTCACCACTATTTGGATTTTTAAACTGAACTACAAATCTTGCAAAATCTTCTGGAACTGCAAGTTCTGTAAATCCTTGAGTAGATACTTCTGAATTTGAGAATAGAGGACTAATATCATCTATTTTTAAAGTTCTATTTGTTTTATTGTTTATAAAGTCTGCTAATTTTGTATTTTGAAATTTAAGAAATCTTGACTTATTTGTAATACTATCAAAATCGATTACATTATCAAAATTATGAATAGTATCAACTCTTCTTTCATCAATTAAATCACGAACAACAACACTTATATTTTCGTTTGTAGTTCTACCAACACCGATAGATGTAGTAATACCAGTGTCTGCAAAATTCTTTAGTCCACTTGTATGAACTAAACGATTAACTGGATTTACAAAATCATCAAATCCAATTGGACTTTTTATACTATATGATAAGTTTTGATAGTAATCGTTATCTGGTAGAACCTGATAATCTTCACTTAACTTACCAATATTGTTACTCCAACCTTTATTTTTATCAAGTGAATAATTAACTTCAAATCTACCAGTATTTCTAACTAGTGTATTGATTGTTGCGATAGTCCCACTTAAAACACCCTTTAACTTATCATTAACAGATAATCTGTATATTCCATACACTTTTAAATTTTCACCATCACTTTCAGCGACTGTTAGACCTTGTGATGTATAGACACCATTAATAAAAACAACTACTTCTTCACCAGGTATGAATTTAGATGACACCTGATTTACTTCAAATTGTGGATAGTCTTCAAATTTAACAACGCTTGCAAAACCTTTTTGATCTGTTACTGCGATACCTGTATTGGATGTAAATTCTGTTAAATCAAATTCAATTTCTGCTCTTCCTGTTGATGAATTTTGTGCAGTGTATTTACTTACAGTAAAGAAATTAAAGTCATTATCTGCTGAATTAAATCCATCACCAACAATGACGGTGGACTGTTTCTGAATATTTTCAACAAATATTTTATCACCTACAGCAAATGGTGGTGGACTATTACTAAATCCTAAAACAGGAGTAACGAGACTACATGTAACAACACCAGTTATATTTGTTGTTGATGGACCTACAACAGTTTGAATTGCAAAACTATTGCTATTATTTGTAGCAAATACTAAATGCTCAAGTGGTTTTAAACCATTTGGTGAAGTTAAAATATCTACACCTGTGATAGTGCTACCAGTCATTTGTGGTTCAATTGCACCTGAACCAACTACATTACGTGTTTCAGGATCGACAATTACTAATATTGGAGGACTCTGATAATTTTTACCACCACTTATAACATCAATTCCAATAATTCTATTTGAATCTCTAACAGTAATACTTGGTGATATTGATGCTTCTGGTCTTAATGTTTTATCTGCAGAATATTCAAAACCTGGATCTAAAATATTAACACTCTTAATTCTATTAATAGTATTAGATAAAGGTAATACTTGACCACCAGAACCAGTGGTAGATGCCATACTAACAAACGTTGGTAATGTAACGTAACCAAACCCACCAAAGTTAAGTTTAACGTGTTCTACACCGCCTGTGGTGTTCTTGGAACTCGTTGAGTATTTAAATGTACCTATACCAATATTAGTTGTTGTATGAGATAAAGATTCTGGTTCTTCTGGAAGAGATAAATTAAATGTCGTTGCTCCAACACCAGATACCAAGTATTCTCCTGTATATGTGCTATCCACATAGATAATCTTTGATCTGTTTTCAACATCAGTATCTGATGTACTAATAAATCCAGATTTTTCAATTGAATAGTAAAGTTGATTTGGATTTGTATTTTGATATGTAATTGTAAGATTAGTTGTGCCAGCACCTATTACTGCGAATGTCTCTGTCGAACCAGTAGACACAAATTCGTTATAGAAATCTTCATCATAGAATATTTTA